ATGAATACTAAAAAGATGAGGATCGTCCTTGATGATGGCGCATATATGCCTGTTAGAGGGCACAAGACAGATGCAGGGCTTGATATAAAAACACCGAAAGATGTTACCGTTCCTGCAAAAGGTTCGGTAATTGTTGACACGGGAGTACATATTGAATTGCCGCCGAATACAGTTGGAATGCTTAAAAGTAAAAGCGGACTGAATGTTAAATACGGAATAACCTCAGAGGGCGTAATTGATGTCGGATATACAGGCTCAATTGTTGCAAAGCTCTATAACCATAGTGAAGCACATGTCATTTTGAAAAAAGGTAACAAGATTACCCAGCTTGTTATTCTTCCTATTGTTCCGGTTGAATTAGAACAGGTGAGTGAACTAACGGCTACAGAGAGAGGATCGGGCGGATTTGGCTCTACGGGTAGATAACAATGAAAGCAGTGATAAGAACAGAATGCCTGCCGAAGGAGCAGAGAACAGCAATACGGCGAGCGTGTAAGGATGAAATGAAAAATCAGAACAGACGATTGTTAAAACTGGTTTGCATTGCATTGCACGAAGAATACGGATTTGGACGAGAACGGTTATATAAACTCGTTGAGAAAATAGCGGAGATATCAAACTCCCGTATGGACGACCCGGTATATTGGCAGCACAATGATAAATTTCTCACTGAAACGCTGAAAATGGCGTGGGATATAGAAAATTACGAAGAAATGGGAGAATAACCATGGGATTGAAACAGCAACCGAAATGCAAAGAACACACCTGCCGCTTTTGCGACGGCAAATATTGTACGATTTTAAAATCAAAGCCAAAGGTTTGTAATTTTTACAAAGTGAGGCTTGAAAAAACGGAGGACAACCGATGAAAGAAATATGCGGAAACTGTAAGTACAACAAGCGGACATTTGACGGACATTGCAACGCAGATTTTTGTTGTGACAACGAAAGCAGCGATTATTACGCAGTGCCGACAGCTTATGATGACACTTGCGAGGACTGGGAGGGAAAAGAATGACGAAAACTTATTGTAACAAGTGTGGCAAAGAGTTAAAGAACTTTAAAAAATGTCGAAAAGTGAACTTGAGAATAATCGGAAAAATGACGATTGGTGCTGACTGGAATCTTGATTATTGCGAAGATTGCTTTAAAGACGTTGTAGGTCTTGATTTTTATGAGCAATTCAGAAAAAAAGAAATAGAATATCAGCAGAAAGCGGAAGAAAGGAAAAGGAAAAAGAAGAATGAAATGTGATTGTTGTCCGTTAGCTCCGTATGATGATGTTTGTCCTATATCTGAGGGCAAATACGGGATAGAGCATAAAGACGGTTCCTTGGGTTGCCGACACCCACGAAATTGGATTGAAAAGCGAGATAGCGAATGTTCCGAGCATTATGGTGAAATGGGAACGGATATGGGAATTGAAATGACTTTGACAGAATCGGAGCTTGCAAGAGCGATTGAGCTTTGTAAACATATGGTTGGGCTTGATTATAAAAGTCCTTATCACCGACACGGTAAAGCATTCTATAAACCATACCGAAATTATTATGAAGCACCTTTATGTGGTAATCCGATTTTAGATAAACTGCCATTTGCCATTATAAACAAAACGGTAGGCAATGTATCAGCTTGGTATGAACTTACAGAACAAGGGTTTGGGTGGCTCAGCAGACAGTTAAAAATAACGATAAGGGAGGTTAAAGAATGATTGAAAAAGAATCAATAAACGTTATGACACAAGCGAGAGAAGATGCCGGACAGGCATTTTTAGGAAAAGTACAGTTTAATGTGCCTCAGTACCACGCAGTAATTAAAGCCCTCGAAAAGCAGATACCGTACCCACTTAAACCGAATAAATGCAAAGGTAGTGCAATTCCTGTTTGCGGTAAATGCGGTGGCATTATGGATTTAATGCAAGGAGACTTAAACTACTGTCCGAATTGCGGACAAAAACTTTTATGGGAGGGAAAAGAATGTGGCTCGTAAATTTTGCAAATGACAATTACGTTGATTTTTATGCGATTGACATTGAAGAATTAATGCTTTTGATAGTTGAATATACAAACAACGACCGAAAGTATTTTGAAAAAGCTATGAGTGGATTTAAAAACGATCCAGACAGAGAGAAACAATATATTGCCCTTTTTAACAATCTCTATAATCGTTATGGTGCAGATGAAATAAGTTGCATATATGAAATTAAATCAAAATACGAGGGGTGATTAATAGTGACAGCTTATGAATGTGACCGATGTGGTGCACTGTTTAAAAGAAATTGTGTGCCGAAAACAACAATAACTATTGACCAGCACCCGAACGGATTTGAACGTTTAGATTTATGCAAAAAATGTCAAAGAGAACTTGAAAATTGGATTGGCGGGTTATCGTTTAACAGCAACCTTAATCCGACCCTAAGAAATGGAGCGTGAACAAAAATGATGTGTTGTGATATGTGTGGTAAAGAAATAAAGAGTTGTTCAGACCAGCGATATATTGAGATAATCACTCGTATACTTTTTGCAAACACTCTTAAATACGAAAAAACCATATGTTCAAAATGTTCTAAAAAGTTGAAGAAATTTATTGCATATGAGCGTGCAAGAAACAACAAAAGGAGATGTGAAAATGATTAGCATAAAGAAGCCGAACAATAGAACCGAAGCGGCTAATACAATTTTTAAACTGCTCAAAGAGTTTTGGGGAGATTGTGTGTCGGTAAAAATTTCTGCAAGTAGCAGCGGAATAGACTTTGAGACAAGGGAAAAGCCGTTTACCATTGATTATTCGATGAGAACGATAAACGGTAATTGGTTGCCGAGAAAGGACGGAGACGTATGAGCATAGTGCTATTTGCAATGATTGGAGCGGCGATTGACGCAAGAACCTTTTACTGGGTTATGTTTGCAATATATTGTTTGTTTCAGGTCATCGGATGGATAACGAAAGATTGAAAAACCGAAAGGAGCTAAACGTGAATTTCAACGATTCTCACATTCCGATTTGCAATGTGAATTTTATAAACGGCATAAACACATCACAGGTTTTTTATTGTCCAAATTGCGGTAAAAGGCTCAAAGTAAATCAAAGACAATGTGAATGCGGGCAACTGCTCAGATGGGATATCGAAGGAGGAAAGACAATGCAGTTAAACGATATCGTGAAACTTGCGGCAAAAGTCGGAGCGGAGGCGGCAACGGCGGAAGCTGCACGAAAAGAGAATCAGCGGCAGAAAGAGCTGAAAGACAGACGGCTTTATAACACAAAGCTCTTGCTTACAAATTACCGTGAGCTTAAGGCTTGTGGTAAAGAAGCTATTTTCAAGGCTTCACAGGCTGATGAGCTTATCAGTGTGCTTGATTTGATGTGGGACCCGAACAATCGAACCGATGCAGTGGTTGAGAGCATAAAGAAGTCAGCGATAAAAACGAAGATCATTATGACACACATTGACGCTATGCTGTCGGTGTATGGTGAGATCGTTGCGGTTTCGGATAACGATATTGACCGCCGCCGGTACTACATAATGAAAGCAAGATATATTGATGATGAGGCTCGAAGCATACAGAGCCTTGCGAAAGAGTATTTCATTGATGAACGAACCGTTTACTTTGATCTCGATATAGCTATAGACAAGATGTCAAAGCTCCTTTTCGGCATCGAAACGATACGCAATGATTGAACTTCAAAATGTCTTCATTGACTATTCAGAAGCGGTGTAGTATAATGATATTGTAAAAAATCTTATAAAAGTGTCGTATTCGCATGTGAAAAAATAAGAAAAATCGAAGCCTCCGATTTGACTCGAAGGCTTCAAACGTTAAAGATGTTGACTTGTTATGGGTGGTGTGATATAATCAGTATTACTCACCGTTAGATTTTATAGATTTTATAAATTTAATGACGAGTACAAAGATTGTGAGTATGAACGCTGCAATGCAGACTGCTTCCAGCGGAAATTTTCTCACAACGATAAAGACGAGAGCAAAGATGAGGATCACAACAGCACTTATTGCAATGAAATCGATGGCGGCGATTGATGGCAACTGGTGTTCAGCGTTCTTTGCTCTCTTCTTTTTAGAAAGAAGTGGCGGACTATGATAGTCGCAGCCATTATAGATGTTCGACTTGTTTACGATTCCAAAGGTTCTAGTGACGTACTGGTTGACCGGCTTTTTCATTTGGTGTACCTCCTCGAAATATGAATTTTTCTGTATATATAAAAAGTAGGGCTTCCGTATATTCGCGGAAGCCCTACTTGGATTCCGCCATAAGATCGAAACATCAAAGAGTACCGAACAGATAACGGAAATAGAGTATCTGTCGGATTAGATGAAAATATGAATGTTTTTGTTAGCTCTATTCAACTGTTCGCACATCCTTCTTTATTGCTTTGATTATAATTATAGACGTGGTATACTATTTTGTCAACGAAAGAAATCTCCATAAGAAGCACCATATTATTTTGAGAATCTATATACAGTGGTTTGCATGGACTAAATATCTATATTTAGAGAAATGGCTTCCGGAATTTGTAAGGAATAAACAAAATCAAAAAGGAAAAATCTCACTTTTGGCAAAATAACACAACAGCGAGGTGGTGAAAGTGACTTGAAAACCAAAAGCCCCGAAAGGGAGAAAGCACGCAAATTGTACCTTAAAAGTGATAAGACGGCAAAGAACAAAGAGATTGCTGAAAAGTTGGGCGTTTCGGTATCGCTTGTTGCAAAATGGAAGAGCCAGGACAAGTGGGACAGCGAAGATTTACCGAAAGAAAAGGTAAAAAGTAAAGGTAAAAACAAATCAAAAGGTAAACCTGGAGCTCCTTTTGGTAATCATAACGCTTTCGCAAACCGAGGTGGACCGCCTCTTGGGAGTGTCAACGCATTAAAACACGGCGGTTACAGCCAAGTGTATTGGGATACGATAGACGAAGCCGAACGTGCTATGATACAGGATATGCCCGAAGATGAAGAAACAATGTTGCTCGATCAGATCAAGCTGTTTTCGGTAAGAGAACGGCGCATAATGCAGGCTATTGAAAAGGTAAAAGGTAAAGACGAGCAGCTGACAAATACAACGGTAAAGACGGAAGTACGGATGGATAACGACAGCAACGAGACGGAGGACGAAAGCCCAAAACCATATACTTTGGTAACGTCAACCGAAAACAAGCATAACGTTGTGGCAAGGCTTGAGGACGAGCTGACAAGGGTGCAAAGAGCAAAAAGCCAGGCAATAGCGACACTTTCAAAATTGAATATCGAAAAACAAAAAATTGCACTCATAAAGGAAAAGGACGATGTGGAAATCGAAGATACATCAGAAACGGATGCGGTGATATATGGCGAAAACATTTCATCAGAGCAAAACCATTCCGTATAACTTTGGGCAGAAACACATCGACTATATCCGAAAGAGTGCAAATTGTATTTATAACATAGCTGAGGGCGCAGTTCGTGCAGGAAAGACGATAGACAATGTTTACGCTTTCGCTCACGAACTCTGCACGACACCGGATAAGATCCATCTTGCAACAGGCTCGACAGCGGCAAATGCAAAGCTGAATATAGGTGATGCGAACGGTTTCGGGCTTGAATACTATTTTAGAGGCCAGTGCCGATGGGGCAAATATAAGGGCAATGAATGTCTTGTGATACAAGGACCGTCAACAGGGTACAAGCAGAAGGTTGTTATCTTTTCAGGCGGGGCGCTTGCAAACAGCTATAAGAAAATTAGAGGAAATTCGTACGGAATGTGGATTGCGACAGAGATCAATCTACATCACGACGATACAATAAAAGAGGCGTTTAACCGTACGCTTGCATCGAAACGGCGTAAATTCTTTTGGGATTTAAATCCTGATAACCCGAATGCGCCGATTTATGTCGACTACATAGACAAGTATCGCAAAAAAGATGCCGACGGCACACTGCTCGGCGGTGTAAACTATGAGCATTTCACAATCTTTGATAACATAAACATTTCCGAGGCTTCACGGCAAGCGACAATAAGCCAGTATGATGTCGGGTCATTATGGTACCGACGTGATATTGAGGGCGAGCGTTGTATTGCCGAGGGTCTCGTTTATGCTTTATTTGACGAGAAACGGCATATAGTTGACGATATACTTCCACCGAGTCCCCGACATCGTTATTTTGTTTCGATCGACTACGGTACAGTCAATCCTTTTGCTGCCGGCTTGTGGGACGTTGATGAAGCCAATAAAACAGCGACAATGCTCCGGGAACTGTATTATTCCGGCAGTAGCAACAACCGAAAGAGCGATGAGGAATATTACAAAATGCTTGATGAGTTCATCGGCGAATATGACGTTGAGTGGATCGTAATAGATCCGTCGGCTTCTTCGATGATAGAAGCGATAACAAGGCACGGTAAATATATCTGCGTCGGCGGTCAGAATGATGTCAGAAACGGTATTCAATGTGTTACACGTTTTTTGAGAGCAGGAAATCTGCGGTTCAGTAGAAGCTGTGAGAACACATTCAGAGAATTTAGGTCGTATTGCTGGGATAAGGAAGCAAGCGAGAAAAACGGCAAGGACGAAGTAATTAAGAGGAACGATCATGCAATGGATATGATTCGTTACTTCTGTTATACGACCCTCAGAACAATATTCTGGTGGGTTACAGGAGAATAAGAGGCGGTGAATAATATGAGCTTTGGTTCTCGTCTCATAGGGAGGATCAGAAGAATGTTTAATTTAACAATGAAGAATGCTTCGGAGGCATTCGGCATAGATATCATCCATTCCCCGGAAATGTATGCGGCACAAAGCAAGTGGAACTCCATTATTACGGGTATTCCGCCTTGGCTTGATGCTGAGGATGATATTGAAACGGTAAATCTTGCTTTGCTTATGTGCAATACAAGAGCAAGGCTGACAACGCTCGATATAGGCGTTGCAATGAGCCAATCTCCGAGAACAGAATACATGCAAAGCGTAGCTGATAATCTGTTATCAAAGGTCGGGGAGAAGCTGTCAAGAGGGCTTGCTCTCGGCGGAATGATGATTAAGTATAACGGTGAGTCTTGGGACATAATGTACCCCGGGCAGTTTGCTGTTACGGATAAGGACAGCAACGGCAATATACAGGGCGCAATTTTTTCGGTTCAAAAGGTTCAGGGCGATTCTATATATACAAGGCTCGAATGGCACAGATTTGAGCAAAGCGGAACCGGTAAGACTTATCGAATTACAAACAAGGTGTTCAAAAGTCCTTTGAACGGTAATGATGAGCAACTCGGCAAACCTGTTAAGCTCAATGCTGTTGAAGCGTGGAAAGACATTGAGCCCGAAGTAAGAATAGCAAATCTCGATAAACCGTTATTTGCCTATTTCAGAGTGCCCGGGGATAATTTCATTGACGAATCGTCTCCGCTCGGTGCTTCGGCGTTTGCGGGAGCGATATCTGAGCTTAAAGCGGTTGATGTCGCAATCAGCCGTAAGAATGCAGAAGTTGAGGACAGCAAGCATATTACTTTTGTCTCACAGGTTGCTATTCAATCGGCACAAAAGCAGGGAACGAAACTTCCAAGGTTCGTTAAGGGGCTCGGTGTCGGAATTAACGCCAATGAAAACTCGGCTATACATGAGCACGTTCCAACAATGCTGACGGATCAGCGCATTAAGGATATCAACTTTAACCTTTCACTGGCAGGAACAAAATGCGGCTTCTCTGAGGGCACATTTGTTATGGACGGTCAGACGGGTATGATTACAGCAACACAGGTTGAAGCCGATGACCGTGACACAATTCAGCTAATAAAAGATACCCGTGACGCCCTCAGACTCGCACTCGATCAGGCACTTTACGGTGCAGATCAGATCATAACGCTATATAACCTTGCTCCGCTCGGACTTTATGATATTGATTACAATTTCGGCGATATTACATACAGCTATGAAGAGGACAAAGCTTCGTGGAAGCAATATGTAATTCAAGGCTGGGTTCCCGCTTGGAAGTATTTTGTAAAGTTTGAAGGTATGAGCGAGGAAGAAGCAAAGGCTCTTGTTGCAGAAGCACAATCGGCAAAGAAAGGCTTGTTTGAGGAGTGATATAAATGCTTACTCCCGAAGAATTGGCAACCATTGCCGAGACAATGCAGCCGCATCTTGATGAGCTGAATATGTGGATATCACAAGATATGATTCGCCGCTTTATGGCTCGAATGGGACGTGGCGAAAAAGATCTTTTGAGCGGTACCGATCAATGGCAGGCACAGGTTTACAAAGAAGCGGGCGGTTTGTATGAGGATTTGCAAAAGGAATTACACGAATTTACAGGCAAGTCCGAAGATGAAATCAAGGCTATTTTTGAAGATGCGGGTATAAGAGCTTGGAATGCTGATGATATTTTCTATGTTGCGCAGGGCTTTGAATCTGTACCGTTGCTTAGCTCGGAGCGGATGTTAAATATTCTGACCGACTGTTATCAAAGAACAAACAATGAGGTATATAACTTTACGAGAACGACAGCAAACGAGACTCAGCGGCGGTTTATCAAACTGCTTGATTCAACGCATATGAAAGTAATGAGCGGCGCACAATCATATACCGCTGCGGTAAAAGAGGCTGTCAGCGAGCTCGCAAGCACGCAAACAGAAGTTATTTATCCGTCGGGACATAAAGATACAATTGAAACAGCGGTTCTCAGAGCCGTAAGAACGGGCGTTGCACAGGCAAGCGGCAATATGACGCTGCAGGGAATGGAAGAACGTGACTGGGATTTGATAAGAGTCTCGGCTCATCTCGGCGCACGTTACGGTGACGGCGGCGAAAATCCGGGTAATCATTACTGGTGGCAAGGCAAACTATACAGCAGAACGGGCAGAGATAAGCGTTATCCCGACTTTATATCATCAACAGGCTACGGCTCGGGTGAGGGCTTGTGCGGTTGGAATTGCCGTCACTCATACGGCCCGGGAGAGCCCGATCATAATCCTTACAAGGAATATGATGCAGAGGAAAATAAGAAAGCCTATGATCTCTCGCAAAAGCAGAGAAAGATTGAGCGTACTATCCGAGCTGACAAGCTGAAGGTTAAAGGGCTTCGGGAAGCTATCGACTGTGCAGAAGATAAGACTTTAAAAAAAGAGCTCTCTGAGGACTACGAAAAAGCCTCTGCAAGGCTTTCAATGCATAATGCAGAATATAACCACTTTTGCGAAAGCAACGGTCTGAAACGCTATGATGACAGATTATCAATAGCCAAGTGGAATAGGTCGGAAGCTATGAAAGCGGCGAGAAAAGCACAAGAACATCATAAGCAATGGAAAAAAGAAATTGGCGCAGATTCTTTGCCGGATTCTCTTGAAAAATACTACGATATAAAGTATAATAATCCCAAAGAATATGAACTTATTAAGGGATATTCATATGCGGTTAAGAGTTCTCAAATATCTCCGCTTGTTGGATACGATTACTATAAAGATGTTGCAAAAAACATAGAAGAAACTTTTATAGGAAAACTAACATCAGACGGAAAAGAGATAAAAGCATTTACACCACACTTTGTGAACCGAACAATCGGTTATACGGCAGAACCTCACAAGAATATGCGGCAAGGAACACCATTGGAATACTCTTTGGAAGCGTTAACAAAAGGAACTGCTGCAAATCCCAGAATGACAAATGGTGATCTCCGTTGTACATATTCAACCAAAGATGCTTCCGTTACTTTTAGTTTAAGTGACGGAAAAATAATTCAATGTAATTTAATACATGGAGGCGATATCAATGGTAAACATTAAAAAGGATGACGTTGATTTCTTAAAGAAATTTGTTTTCAAAGAAGAACCCGAAAAATTGGAGAAATTGATAGCTTCCGATATCAGCGATGACCTTCTTATTGAGCTGAATGATTGGTTAGCTTTCGAGGGATTTGATAAAAACTACAATCTTAATAAAATTGGGCTTCGTGTTCAAGAAATCTATGATTACGTTTACATAAATAATGATATGTAATTTTAGATATATAGGGAAACAAAAAATCAATTAAAAAATTATATGACGGCCGTCACAGATGCTGTGGCGGCTTTTTCTATGCCCGAAAATAAATAAACAGGAGGTTTGAACTTGAAAATATTTATATCACAGCCCACGATGGGCAAATCGGACGAGCTTATTGCCGCCGAAAGAGAATTGATTATTGAACGAGTCAGGTCAATGTACGGTAATGACGTTGAAATCCTTGACAGCCTTTTCAATGATTATAATACATCAAATATAAAGCATCCGCCGATTGCATACCTTGGAAAGTCACTTGAGGTTCTTGCACAGGCGGATGTTGCCTTTTTCTCAAGCGGTTGGAAATCGGCGAAAGGCTGTCGAATCGAGTACGACGTTGCAAGACTTTACGGCGTTAAAATCAGCGGTGATGCCTCGTGATTTGTCCGTATATTCAACCGGCAAAGATTGAAGTTCAATCGTGGTTTCAAAATGCCGATCCATCAACACAGACATTAACGGATGGAGTAACGGTAACATCAAGTACAGTTGTTCCTCAGAAATGCAGGGAGAATGATTGTGCTGTATGGTATGACGGCAGATGTCATTATAACAAGTAAATATTTATAATTACGCTCTGTTTTTGCAGGGCGTTTTTTATGCCCTTTTTTAGAAAGCGTCGGGGCAGAACCGGCAAAGGGCACCATTATCAGACTGTCGGCGGTCTTAATAATGCCGAAATCCGCAGGGTGCGAGCATCATCCTTAACAACTGCTTAGCGGATAACAGGAGGTTTTTGTAATGAAAACTGAAGAACTCAAGGCTCTCGGTCTTTCCGATGAGCAGGTAAGAAGTGTTTTTGAGCTTAACGGTAAGGAAATCGATAAGCAGAAGAAGCGCATTGCTGAGCTGGAAGCAGATCTCGAGAATGCAAATGAACAGTTCAAGCAGGCAGATGAAACTCTGAAAAAGTTCGGCGATATGACGCCCGACAAGTATCAGGAAGAGCTTGAAAAGTACAAGCAGGCGGCAGAAGATGCAAAGTCCGAGTACGAAAGCAAGCTCACACGAAGAGATCAGTCAGAATGGATTGATCAGAAACTGGACGAATACGGAGTAGCTTCACCGTATGCCCGTAAACAGCTCAAGGCAGAGTGCTTGTCTGAGGATAGCGGACTTAAATGGAAAGATAATACCTTTTTTGGCTTTGACGACTTTATGAAAGCGGCAAAAAAGAATGACAACGGTCTTTATCTTTCGGAAGAAGAGAAGCAGGCTGCGGCAAAAGAAAGTGCCGCAAAGGAAAAGGCGGCGAGGTTTACCGGACCAATGCAAGGTGACGGCACAGGGACGGAAACAAAAGCCAAAGTACCGCCTAAGATTTTTTAAATTAAGAAAGGATTGATATTTTATGTCACGTATCACAGCATTGTCAATGTTGACAGAAGCAGAGGGCAAGGCTTATCTTGCCGAACGTTACGGTGCAGTTATTGAGGGACTTCAAAAGTCGCTCGTTTCCGCATCAATGAAAAACAAGGAGCTCTCGGGCGATCCCGACGCAGGTTCACTTGAAGCAAAGAGATTTGTAAATGCCAGCGCAAAGGTCTACGGTACTGCGAGAACAGCAGGTAAGGGCGATAAGGTAAAGGCTCAGGCGGTTACAGTCCCGCTTGACCAGGACAAGGAGATTATCGAGGAGCTTGCGGAGAAGGACGTACGTCTTTTGGGCGTTGAGGGTGTAATCGACCGCAGAACAAACAACCACGTTCTTGTTATGAACTCAGAGCTTGACAAGAAGTTCTTCGCTTGCGCCGCAGACAACGCAACAAGCGTTAATCTTACGGGATATGACAAGATCGAGGATAAGCTCGAAGCATTTATCCAGGAGCTTGAAACAACTCAGAATGATTTCGTTGACGGTATTCCCCGTGAGATTATGAGACTTGTTCTTTCCCCGAAGTATTACGGACTTATTCGTAATCAGCTTGATAAGCAGGAGAGAGCGAATGTCGACACAGGTACAGAGTCGTTTAATGTATGGCACGGCGTTGAAACCCAGTCTTGCGTTCATCTTCCTACAGGTGTTGACGCTGTTATTATGGCTGACGGTGCGGTTGCACAGCCCGTTTATTCCAACGGCTATAAGGCAGAGAAAATTCCTCTTTCGGACGACTATGCCGTTGAGCTGTTCTTCTATTACGGCACCAAGGCGGTTACCCCCGACCTTATTTTCAAGCCGGCAACGTTTACAAAGGTCAATACAGCTTCGGAGACCTATGACAGCTCCAAGACGTATTACACCGAGTCGAACGGCGTTTACACGGTAGCCGAGATTACCTCTTTTGCTTCGGGTACTACTTATTACACGATGAACTGAGGTGACGGCAATGCTCTTTATGAATAAGCGGACGGGAAATATCCTTTCCGCTACAAACAAAACGAGCATAGCTATGATGCGGGCTTCGGAGAACTATACAGAGTATAAAGCCACACCGAAGCCTGCCAAGAACGGCAGAAAGAAGAAGCCGGCAAAGGAGGGCTGAGTATGTATTCTACAAGTCAATTCTATGTTGAAGAATACTTCGGGAATGAAATCCCTTTAGACGATATAAACAAGTATTTGAGTCGTGCTTCTGACGAGCTTGACACGCTCACATACGGTCGTTTAATCAAAGCCTATCCTACAGAACAGATATACGATGAAAAAGTCCAGAAAGCCGTTTGTGCGGTTGCTGAGTGCCTTTACAAGATAGAGGAACAGCGCAAAGCGGTTGCGTCAAGGATTGATACTGACGGAAAATACACGGGACCGATATCCTCAATAAAAGCAGGGGAAGAATCGGTCTCGTATACTTCCGTAAACAGCAGTTCATCTGTGTATTCCGCTGCGGCCGCAAGCAAGGAAGCACAGAATCAGCTGATAGCTGAAACTGCGGCACGGTATATCGCAAATGTTCCTGATGCGAACGGAATCAATCTGTTGTATGCAGGCGGTGAAGCCTATGTTTGACAAAACTATAACTCTTTTTAACCATCTTGACGGCCAATGGCTTGTTTCCGTAATTCCCGGTGTATCACTTATTGAAAAGAAATCAAGCGAGCTGAAACCGGGAGAAACCAACAACGGTGATACTGTCAAATTGCTGATACAAAGCGACAAGGAACAGCAAATCCGAACGACGGACGGATTGAAGCGATACGCTCAGCCGAAAATGTTTAAAGGATCGGATGAGATAACGTTTGATCTTGCGAAAGATTTCTTTTATGTCGGTGATTGGAACGATGTCAAGACTGTCTCCGACTCGGACTATGAAAACGGACTTTATAACGCAATGAACGACGCATACGACGGAGTGTATCTCATTTCATCGTGTGCGTTTTATTCTCTGCTTCCTCATTTTGAGATAGGGGGTAGGTAATATGAGCGATATAAGTCATTTTAAAGGGATATCGGTTGTTCACGGTGATATCAAAGTGAATATTGACCTTGATAGATTTTCCAAGCAATTCGAAAGGGCGCAAGATGAGCTTGATAATATGGTCTTATTGTCGTGTATTGACTATGTTCCAATGAGGACGGCGCTTTTGCGGCAAAGGTCGTATGTAAAGGGTCCTGGAAGAGTTGTTTTTCCGGGTCCTTATGCAAGGTTTTTGTATATGGGAAAAGTTATGGTTGATCCTGATACAGGAAGCCCTTGGGCAAGAAAGGATGCTAAAAAAGTCTTAACGGAACGCAAATTGACGTACGGCCAACCGGGAACAGGCGATCATTGGTTTGATCTTGCAAAAGTGCAACATGGGAAATACTGGATAAAAAGAGTTAAAGAAATAGGAGGCGGCGGATAATGTTACCTAAACCGCAAGAAACAATTAAAGTTGACGTTGAGGGCTCAGAGGCAGTTTCTACAGTTCTTTTGCAGCTTATAAATGAATTCCCGGGCAAGGCTGAGAAAATTGCTTTTTCAAGTCTTAGTGAAACATCAGGTATAAGTTTGTTTCCGACGGCGGGTTCCTCTGTCTTATACGAAGAAACGGACATTTGCGGTCACGTAACGCAGATATGCCAATATCCGTTCAGCGTGGTTTACCGCTGTTCACCGTCAACAGAGCAAATGAGAATAAAAATTAAGGAGTTTCTTGACCTGCTAGGTAAATGGCTTGAAAAGCAGGACGTCATTGTTGACGGTAAAACATACAAGCTCGAAGAATATCCAGCCTTATCGGCAGGAAACAGAATTATCCAGTCTATAAGCCGTACCAATGTTGCACACCTTACAGCAACATATCAAGACGGTATAGAAGATTGGGAAGTGTCGATGACACTTAAATATGAAAACGAATATGACGAATAGGAGTGATTTAAATGGCAGCAGAAACAACAAAAATTAAGTCAAGTAAATCGGCGGTGCTGCTTAATGTCGGAACAGCGGCGGCAGCCGATTATAAGCGTATCGGTAAGGGCGTAACTTCCTTGCCGATACGCTACAACCCGAAGACAACGACCGAAACATATGTTGACGAGGACAATGCAACAACCTCGGTTGACAGCTACGAAATATCGTCCGATATCGAGCAGACTGCAATTAAGGGCGATCCGATTTTTAATTATGTCGATGAAATAAGGAAAAATCTCAAAACGGGCTCGGATTGTGAAACAACGGCTGTTTTGGTTGATCTTTATGACATGACGATTACCGACGGTTCGGGTACAGGCAAGGGTAAGCAGTTCAACGTTACAATTTCGGTGACCGATTGGGAAATTTCGGGCGGTGAAATTGTTAAAATCAAGTACAAGATCGGCTTTAACGGTGATCCGACAGACGTTAGCGTTACTGTTACGAAGGGCGTTATTACAGTCGGTTCAAGCACTAAAGCGGGGTAAATGACTACGAGGGGGCATGATGCTCCCTCTTTTTTTAGGAGGATATTATGGAACAGTTAAGAATCCAGCGTAAGGACGTCTATGAAATTCAGGTCAACGACGAGGGCGATACGATAAGATTCAACCTTGGAGACCTTGAATTGCCTTTCAAGCTTGAAAAAGCCGCCAATGACATAACAAAGATACAGAACGACCTGAAATCCCGTCTTGTGGTTATTGATAAGCAAAAGGACAGCAAGGGCAAGAATGATTTGATGAGCAAAAATCAGCGTGACAAGCTTAACGCCTGGAAAAATGCATACAACAAGATGCGTGTTGCAATGGACGGCTTTCTCGGAGAGGGCGGCTGTCAAAAGATTTTCGGTAATGATAATTATCTTGAGATGTTTGACGACCTCTTTGAAGAGCTTGACCGTCCTCAGGAGGACGGAAAGTCACATCTTGAAAAGATGAGAATTGCCGATAATGATATTGTCAAGCGAATTGAGGACAAATATAACAAGACCAAAAACAAGCAGGTGATTTAACGTGTACCCTACACACGCAGAAATCAACGGTGAGCTTTATCCGATAAACACCGATTACCGTGTCGCAAAGGAATGTTACGAGATCATCAATGACGATACAATTTCCGATCAGGAAAGAGCCTTAGCGGTTATTTATAAGCTTTTCGGCTTTGTTCCGCTTGAAAACGGTGAGGCGTTCCTTGATAAGGCTTCGCTTTTCTTGACTTGCGGACAGAAGCAGGAAAATAAGTCCGACGAGCCGCCCGATTTTGACGTAAACGAGGACGAAGGCTTTATTGAAGCTTCATTTAAAAGCTGCTACGGGGTTGATCTTGATGAGGTCAATATGCACTGGTGGAAGTTTAACGATCTTGTACAGGGACTTGACAAGCATTGCATATTGTCGAGAGTGCGTGAAATCAGAAATTATGATTTAAACGAAATCAAAGACCCGATACAGCGGTCAAAAATAGCTGAGGCACAGGAAAGGTTGAAGCTTCCGGAGAGAATATCAACGGAGGAACAAGAAAAAATTGATGAGTTTGACGCTCTGTTTGGAGGTGATTAAATGGCAGCGGATGGTTCAATAAAAATTGATACCCGAATTGACACAGGTGCTTTTGAACATACTTTTGAGGATGTCGACAAGATGTGTGAAAACACGAAGAAACATCTTGAAAGCATTGCCGAAAGTCTGAATATAAAGACAAATCCGATTGAAATAATCAGCAATGCTCAACTGGCAAAAGCAAAAAAGAAGCTCGAAGAAATCAACGCAGAGATTAAAAAGATACAAGCCGGTACGGATGAAATGTTACCGTTAGCACAGACCGATGAACAAGCGGTAAATCTTTTAAAGCTTGAAGAAGAACAAACGAAAAAACTTGTTGCAGAACAGGAAAATCTTAATAAAGCAATATCGGCATATGAAGAAAAACAGGCAAAAATTACGGCTGAAAAACAAAGGCAGACTGAAATCAAGACAGCCGAAAAACAGCAGAAAGACGATATTAAATCAATCAATTCCGATGTTTCCGGCACGGTCGCAGGTGATGATTTTGTATCGAAAATCAAGAATGCCGAGCAGTACGAAGCGACACTTGAAAAGGTCAAAGCAAAAATGCAGACGATTGAGCAGAAAACGGCGAAATTGGCAGCGAAGAAAGGCATTGACGGCTCGGACGCACTGAGCGCAAACAGAGAATATCAGAAGCTTAAAAAGCAGTATGACGCACTCATAGCCAGTGCAGGCAAATTTAAACGCTCGTCAAAAGGCGGTTTTGATACGGCGAATTCCGGTGCCAAAAAGCTCGGTGCAAGCATGAAAAGCGCAGTAAAAAGCATGGCAAAATATACGCTTGCAATTTTCGGCGCACAAGCGGGATTCTATGCCGTAAAGAATGCTATTCGTCAGGTGCTTTCCGACAATGAGAAGCTTAACAATACCGTAACCGCTATGAAAGGTGCATTTGCAAACGCTTTAGCTCCCGTAATAGAACGGGTTGTATATTGGTTGAAATATGCCTTCGCTTATCTGAATTTGTTTGTAAAGGTGCTGACGGGCGTTGATATGGCAGCACAGTACAACGCAAAAGCAATCAACAAGCAGACCGAAGCTACAAAGAAAAACGCAAAGGCGACAAAAGAAGCAAATGCACAGCTTGCGTCGTTTGATGAAAAGAATGTCTTGAATGCGAACAATCAGAGTACAGCGGATGACGGAACGGAGTCAAGCAAACCGGCATTGCTCGATCTTCCTGATGTCAGCGGAGGCAAGTTTGAGGAAATCTGCGAAAACATCAAGGCTCATTTGGAAGAGCTGGAAATGGCGGCGGCTGTTGCTCTGTTTGCAGTAGGCTTTATCCTTTTGGCTGTCGGTCAAATCCCTATGGGCATTGCTTGTATCATCGGAGGAATAGTTCTTGCTGCCATTGCAATAAAAGATTGGGGAGAACTATCCGAGAGAACCAAAGCAATGATTTCGGCAATCATGGCGATTGCCGGCGGAGCGTTTCTTGCAATAGGAATCATTTTGTGCGCAACAGGGGTTAACCTGCCGTTAGGTATCGCTATGATAGTGATAGGAGCGGCTCTATTGGCAGGTGCGATAGCTTTAAATTGGGATGCTATAAAAGCCAAAATAGAGGTGGTTCTCGATAAAATCAAACAGGTTGTTTTGAAAGCATTTCTTATTGTTCTCGGAATAATGTTACTTACAACGGGCGTAGGTATGCCGCTTGGAATTGCACTTATTGTTGAAGGGATTAAGGCGATCAGATCGGAAGAAACACTTGATTGGGAAGCAATTAAAACTCATATCGAAACCGCATTAACGAAAGTAAAAAATATAATTACAGGCGTCTTGATGATGGTTGTTGGTGTATTACTCTGCTGTTCAGGTGTTGGCATACCTCTCGGTGTCGGTCTGATTATAGAGGGAGTTCGTGCGATCAAATCCGACGAAGCTCTTGATTGGGAAAAAATGAAAACTTCCATTGAAAACACCATGGACAAAGTCAAAATGTACTTGCTAAACGCAGGAGCAATAGTCGTTGGCGTATTGCTTTGTGCGACCGGTGTAAGCTTACCGCTCGGATTAGCCCTTATACTTTCCGGAATCAAAGCATTTAAAACAGGTGAAACCATTAACTCCGATTTGATTTTGAACACCGTAAAAGATACATGGGCAAGAATCAAAAACTTTTGGAATGCACATATCGGTTATGTGTTCAAAAAAGAATGGTGGAGCAGAAAGTTTGACTGTATAAAACAGGGAATGAAAGACGCTCTGAACGGTGTTATCGGTATTGTCGAGCGTACGATAAACAATATCGTTTCAAAGCTGAATTCATTCAGCATTAAAATTCCGAATTGGGTGCCGACCTATGGCGGCAGCTCTTTGGGATTTAATATTCCTTACGCTCATCTTCCCCGTCTTGCAAAAGGCGGTATTGTAAATAACCCGGGCAGAGGTAGGGCGGTTATTGCCGGTGAAGCAGGCGCGGAAGCAATACTTCCGTTGCAGAACAACACAGAATGGATGGATATGCTTGTTGACAAGGTTGCCGATAGGGTATCAATGAACGTTGTCAACCGCATTACGATTGACGGCAAGGATGTAAATTCATCAAACAAGAAGTACGATTCACGATTTGCCTTTGCCACAAACGGAGGTGTTTTGTGATGATAAAAACATATACAGATACCACTATAAAAAACTGCACGCAGCCTTTTGCAATCAAATGCGGTGCAACGTGGTATGCTTTCCCGAGTACAATTAAAGATGCGTCGCTCAGCGACTATAAGCTGTGGGGAGATGATACGGGGCGCAGTATGACGGGCTCATCAAAAGGTACGCTTATCGGTATATTTCCGAAGTTGCAGGTGACAATCGGAAAACAAAATGCCGACGAGCGTGCCATTTTGTGTAAATGTCTTAATCAGACCGAAGCTACCGTCAGAGCGTACTGCACCGAACGCAAGCGCTTTGAAACCGCAAGCTTTTATTTTGGCGATGTTACCAACAAGATAAAGCATTGGGATAAATACGGTACGCTCGGAACATTGAGCAACGGCGTACAGTCGTACCAATGTAAAAGCACATTTGACTCAATGCAATTTAGTATCGTTGCCAATAATAGGAGGTCGAAATCATGAGCAAAACCGTACAGGAAATAATGGAGGTAATGGGCAAGACTGTTGAAGCGACCATGAAGCTGGAACGTAAAAACGGCAGTTCATACACCCACATAGCCGACATTACCCCGGAAGATATCAATGAAATACGGTATTACTTTGACGGGGCATTATACCGCTCCGTGATGCGTTGTCTTGAGGTTAAGCTCAAAGGCGACTGGACAGCAAAAGCAAAAAAAGGCTTGCTGCTTGACAGCCTCAAAATCAAAGCAACACACCCGGAGGGTGACAGCGTAACAATCGGTTACGGCGGATTTTATATCGCAGAAGCTCCCGAATATGATGCGGCACAAAATCTTACAAGCGTAATTGCTTACGATGAGCTTTATCAGTCTATGCGGCCATATACTGCATCATTGTGGCAAAGCGGTATTACCGTTAAAAACTATCTTATTGCTATATTAAATAAGCTCGGTATCAATTACGATGCAAACAGTTTTAATTTAATGGCAAATGCCGATAAGGTGATTACAAGCGAGAAATATCTTGACATTGAGAACGACAGCACCGAGGCGGCTTATACATACCGTGATATTCTTGACGAAATCGCAAAGGCTTCGGGCGTGACGTTTGTGTTCAAAAATTCGCTCGGCGGTGATCCGTTTAAGCTTTATGCAATCAAGCCGACCGAGAGCGGCTATGTGATTGACGAGAGCAACCTCCGAAGTGTGACAATCGGTGCAAAGTACGGACCTGTCAAGGGCGTTGTGCTTTCCCGAGAGCCACAGGAGGATAATGTCTATTATCCGTCAAACCTTTCGGATTCTCAGACAGCGGTTAAAATATCGAACGTCGAGCTTATTGAGGACTCAAGCAACGACGAATACCGAAAGCAGTTTGCGAAAGGTATTTATGATAACGTTGCAGGCACGGAGTATTACCTTTATGAGCTCGACTCGTTCGGCATCGGCTTCCTTAATTTCGGTGATATATTCACTCTCAAGGTTTGTGAACGCACAGGCGGTATGATCGGTGACGAAAAAGAGTACGAAACAATCTTTATGCGTACCGATATGACCGTCAGCCAAGGAGTAAAAGAAAAGTCGAAGCTTGAAGCGCCGCAGGCTACATCAACTGACTATTCGGCGGCAGAGTCGGCATCTGATAAGCTGCTGAAGAAAACCATGATCAAGGTTGACAAGCAGGAGCAGAGGATCACGGCACTTGTCAAGGAATCTGACGACAAGTATTCCGAATTTACTCAAACCATAAACGGCATTAAGGGCGAAATAGTTGATACCAAGAATGATCTGAAAGCAGAAATCACGGCAACTGCTTCGGCGGCAACAAGCCAATATACGGCGCTGAAAACGGAGGTTGAGGGAAACTATGTGGCGAACAGCACATACAACACATTCGTCAATCAGACCGCCGAAAAGTTTTCAACACAGGCAGAGTCAATCAAGAATATTCAGGGCGCAGGATACATCACCGAGGAGCGATGTAACTCGCTCATTGAAGCGCAGTCGGACAAGATTACGCTTTCGGTTGAGGAAAACCTGAAAATCGGCACAAGAAATATTTTGCTGAATTCCGAATGTTTCGCGGGCTTTACACCGACGAAATATAAGGTCGACAAAGCGCTGATATATCCGTCATACCCCGATACATATGTACCGTCGGGGAAATACAGTCAAGTGATTTTTACCGCTGATTCGACAGGCGGAGATACAGGAATAACAAGGGGTATCCGTTTTGTTGAGTCTGATATCCTCGGTCAGAGCACTGTTGATAAGGTCAAGCCGAATACGACATATACATTGTCATTTTGGCTTAAAACAGACGGTGCATTCTCACACCCGGGTAATCTTGCTGCTTCATCTGCGATTTATGCCGGAGAAGGCGTGAAGGTTACTCTTGACACAAAACGTAGTACTGCTCCGACGCTCACAACCTCGTGGCAGAAATATGTATTGACTTTCAAGATTACAGGCTCAATCAGTAATTTTTATATAATGCTTTTCTTTACAGACTGTTTAGCAAGCACACAATACCGAGTTGATATTTCCTCATTTAAGCTTGAAGAAGGCAACATTGCTACCGATTGGACGCCGTCAGAAATAGATATGGTAAGCGACGCAACTTATCAGTCTTTTATAAAGTTGCTGCCAGACAAGATAAGTGCAGGGGTTGAATCGACAGTTAACGATCAATACATAGCAGATAAAATAAATCAGAAGTGTGTATCGGTAACACTCGACACAAACGGTGTTACCATAGAAAATGGAGCACTAACTTTAAAAGACGAAGGCGGTGATGTAATGATTGATAGTTCGGGAATTCATTCGGAATACCTTAACTTTGGAAAGACGATTGATATCGATACAATCAAGAATGGTATAGTTTTAAATGAAAACAATGTTGATATTTTAACACTTAGAAACTATACAGGTGCTGATACTGGAATGATAAATGCCAAAGCAGCCGTTTCTGTAATGTTAAATATTGCTCCGTTAAAAAATTTATTTTGGAATAATTCGAATAACTGGTTTTGTGCCAAAAATTCAGTGAATCAAATTACAATTGCAAAAATAGAAAATGTTGAAGAAACGCAAGTGTACATTCTTTCGTTTGATGTGATTCTTGCGACAACAACTAACGGTAAAGCATTGTTACCGCAGATAGTTTATTTGTCAACGGATAAAACTGTTTCATATGAGATTGGTGTCGATACTTTGACCGCTGGCAGTGCTAAGGTCTCAGAAAAAACATATCAATACAGGTATGGAACTTTATCATGTTCAATTCGTGGCTATGATTTGATCAAGATTAGAGGTGGAAAAAGTCAAAACGCTAAATTGACTATTTCTTCTATCGCAATGGCTACATTTGGAACCTCAAATGATTCTGCTTCCTGGCTTCAAGCTTTGTATAGCCCGACTGTTGATCATATGGGCTTTGTTGGAAACTTTAAACTTACCACTTTTGTCGGAGCTACACTCAATGCAAGGGCACTCTTGAACGCAAACACGGATTATTATTTTGATCTCGGTACGGGTATTTTGGCTGCTGATGAAATAAGTTGTAAAAATTTAAGACCAGAAGCTCTCCCTACTACACAATCAACAGATGATCTAAAAAAGATATATGTTGATCCTTCAACAGGACAACTGTACAGAGAACTGTAACAAGGAGGCACACATGAAAACATCAATCAAACAAATTTTAAACGCCCGTGAGACACTTTCACGGCTTGCGGGGCAGACATTGCCCGTAAAGCAGAGCTACAGACTGGCAAAGCTCATTAAAGCCATTGACGGTGAAATCAATGTGTACGACGGCGAACGTATCAAGCTCTGCGAGAAATACGGCACGCTGAACAAGGAAAAGCATATCTACGAGTTTGAGGACGAAGAGTACAAGAGCTTTGAAACTGATATTAACGTCTTGCAGAGCCAAGAGGTCGAGCTTGATATCAAGCTGATTGACATCAGCGACCTTGAGCTTTCGGCGCAGGAAATCATCAGTATTGAGCCTTTTATTGAGGTGATCACCGATGATTAACCGAATTACAGTCAGCGAAAAAAGGGGATTGTTTCCCGAATATTCAAGTCTCGGCACTATAGGGGAGAAGAACGCAACGACGCTGTTGTTTCGTCTCCCTGTTGCGTTGCAGGGATACAGTAAAAATATCGTCTGTGAGACCGCACAGGGCAGTTTTAATTACATTGTATCAAACGATACCTTCGACCTGCCGAGTGAGGTTCTGACGGATAACACGCTGAAATTACAGCTTGTTCTCAAGGACGGTGACAAAGTCATATGGAAGTCAATTCCGTACACATTCACCCTCAATCCGACCCTTGACGACAGCGGTGAAAATGTCGTTGAAAAAGCGAAAACGGAGCAGAGAGAGACCGACAGGACGGAGCTTGGAAAGGCTCTGAAAGAAGCAACGGGTGAGGACTATGAAGCTGACAACTGGGAAAAATTGATTGAAAATGTCGGAGCACTTGTTGTCTTAACTGATGAAAACAAGAGCGCTATTGAAAATAACAAACACATTAGCTTTATGTTTGGACGTTCTACGCAGCCGCCCTCAATTCTTTACGGCGATTATACGATCGCTGATGATGAAGCTTCGGATTATATTGACTCCGACGGTCTTATTATCACGCCTTATTTGGATACGCCTAATGCGTTATATTCCGCAGGTACTCGCTTTAGCAGCAAGATCGGCAATGTCGAAATAAATGTATCGGGGGTTGGTGCCTCAACTTTTAACATATCGACCGGCAATACGAGCTCGGTTTCTTGGTTAAACGGTACAAATGTTAAAAAGATGGTGCTTGTAGGGTCTCAAAACATATCAAACATGGCATTCCTGTTTAATAATGCTCCCTTGGAAGAGCTCACGTTCCTTGAAACCGGGGAGAAAAGAGAGGACGTCATCTACAAACACGGTTGGGAGTGGACATTCAACGGCTGCTCAAACCTCAAATATATTTTGGGAACACCCCTTGACATAACCCGAAGCAACGGTTCAAGCGGATTTAATATGTTTGCAAAATGTACAAGCTTGCGCTATGTCGGGTTCAAGCCAAAAACAATCACGGGAACATTTGATATGGGCGCTTGTTCTCAGCTCACAAGGTCAAACATGGAGGCAATCGTTAATCTTTTAAACGGCTGTCGTGATTGGGTGAATGCCGGAACGGCGTCTTGCACACTAACGTTGAACAGCTCATGTAAAGACGATCTGAAGAATCAGAAATGCCATTGCAACAAGGAAACAGGCGAGTATATCAGCCACAACACCTATCTGCAATATTCTGAGAATGAGCAGAAAAAATACGGCGCCGAGGTAAGTTATATAGCGGCATTCACTCACACTGGTAAGGCATATGAAAGTACTAACACCGAAACATGGTACATAGGTAAGGGAGTGACATTGGCATGGAGTTAATTATTAAAACCGAACAGGGATTTATTCAGGTGCTTCCGCCCGACGGTTACAAAATTCGCTTGAAAGGAGATAATACGCAGAGCTTCACAGAAATTGATATGCCGCTCGGCAACAAGGCTGAGGTTGAAAAGTACATTGTCGTACCGCTCGATGAACCGGATGAGACGGTCGAAAATCCTCCAATAACGCCGACAGAGGACGAAGAACTGTCAGCAGAAGAGGCGTTGTCTATAATTACAGGAGGTGTATCGGATGAAACGGTCTGAAGCTAAAGCAATACGGCGAAAGGTCGTACAGGGTGAACAGGTTGAAAAGCTCGGCGGCATTACGGAGAAAATCGAGCAGTCAGATAAAATCGGGTATGATTGGCACAACTACTATGTTGGAGATAAGCTTGTCAAGTCAGAGTATGTCGAGCAGGATAACCCGGTCGGTACGCAGAATAACCCGTTCGAATGGTCGCCTGGTATAAAGCTGATACCGAACGGCTATTACACTTATGGCGGCAGGCGATACGTTGCAATTGCCGAAGGTTCGCCCGAAACGATTACAGAGGAATATCTCGTTGAATTTTAAGGAGGAGTCAAAATGACACCAACAGGAAACAGACTTATAGACACAATTATCTACGTCGCAGGCTCGGCGATTGCATTTAATATAATCTTGCCGATCTGTGCCGTAATTCTTAAAGCAATTGGGCTGATGTGAGGTGCGCATGGAAGGAATAATCGCAGCAATCATTACGGGCGTCTTGTCGCTTATCGGCGTTGTAATAAGCAACATTGCGGCAAATGCCAAGATGTCAAAGGAACTTGAAAAGGCACAGGCGGTAACGGATACCAAAATTGAAGAATTAACACGAGAAGTACGGGAACATAACAACTTTGCGAAGCGTGTTCCCGTGCTCGAAGAAAAGGCAAAGGTCGCAGATCACCGTATCAGCGATTTAGAGCATATCAACATCAACAATCAAAATTAAAATTAAGGAGGAATCTCAAATGAAAAAAATCAATCTTAAGGGCGTAACAGCACAAACATGGGCGAGAACACTCGTTCTTGTCCTCGCACTCATCAGCCAGCTTGCCGTTATCCTCGGCAAGAGAAGCGAAGCAATCGACATTGATCAATGGCAGGAGTATGTGACTTACATATTCACCGTCGGAGCATCAATCGTCGCATGGTGGAAGAACAACAGTTTTACGAAAAATGCACAGGTTGCCGATGATGTCAAGAACAGCCCCGAACTGACAAACGGAAGAGGTGAGTGAATATGAGTAACAGCTCACTCGCTACATATCAGCGACTGACCGATAATTACGACCCTCGCAGAAACAAGATCGACACGATTACAATTCATTGTTACGTTGGACAGGTCACGGCAAAGCAGGGTTGCGATTATTTTTACAACACCGACAGAGAGGTTTCCTCAAACTATGTTGTCGGTCGTGACGGTTCGATCGGTCTTTCGGTTGCAGAGAATCACAGAGCGTGGACGTCGTCCTCTCCATCAAACGACCACAGGGCAATCACAATTGAAGTTGCCTCGGACACAAAGCCGCCGTATGCGGTCACAGATAAGGCATATAGTGCGCTCATAACACTTGTAACCGACATCTGCAAGCGTAACGACATCAAAAGGCTTGTGTGGTCCGATAACAAGAGTAACCGAGTTAACCACCGCAACGGCTGCAATATGACCGTACACAGGGATTTTGCTTCGACTGCTTGTCCCGGTGCATATCTTTACAGCCGTATGGCAGATACTGCGGCTCAGGTCAACAAGAGACTTTCCGCAGGCACAACAAAGCCGACAGCCAAACCGACAACCACAATCAAAATTGACGCACCGTCAGACGTAGGAGGTAATGATATGACAAGAGGATATTTTCAGGTAGGCGACCGCAATGAGGGTGTTTACGCATACAAACAGCAGCTTATGCTCCTCAAGAAAAAGGGTATAATCTCGCAGGGCGTTGACAACAACGAGATCTTCGGCGCAGGCACCCGAACCGCAACAATTCAGGTACAAAAAGCCGCAGGCATAACGCAGGACGGTCTTGCCGGTCCGCAGACAATAAGAGCTTGCTATGTACTCGCGGCGAAGTAAACCCATATCTGAATATAACCGTCAGTGATCTGACGGTTATATTTGTACTAAATAGAATAATTCACTATATGTAATATAGTAATATTTAATAATTTTTAGTTTGCTTAATTGACAGTTTACTTTTTGTGAATTATAATATATTAAATTTATAGTGTTCAATATATTATAATCTATGTGGGAAGGTGAATTTATGCCAATAACTGTTCCACATCAAAAGGAACTTCTTAGTCAAGCATATGTTCGTGCCGTTGTTGCGAAAGCCGGTTTTAATTTAAGCAAAGATGAGTTTGACTATGGATATGATGGCACCATAAAAGAAGTGGAAGTCAGAAATGGACGGTATCGTGACACTAACTTGGTAGTGAATTATCAACTTAAAAGTACTTGTAATATAGAAATTGAAAATGATGATGTAGTATATGATCTCGACAAGGATAATTACAATGATTTGATAGAAGTAAACACTATGAATCCACAAATATTGATTTTAGTAGCGTTGCCATCTAATCCTGATGAATGGTTAGATATTTCACCGGAAAGAATGATCATTAAAAGGTGTGCATGGTGGTGTTCTTTAAGAGGGTTAAAAGAAACTAATAATAGTTCGAAAAAAAGAATCCGAATCCCCGCAAAACAATTATTTACACCTGAAGCTCTAATTGAAATATTTAAAAAGGTGAACGGAGGGCAATCTTTATGAATTCATATTTAATGAAAAATTTGATTGGCATAACCGCAACATCTATAGATAAATATTTGCTCTTTACCGGATGGTCAAAAGATGAAACTTTTGGGAATCCCAATGTGTGGATGTATTCTAAAACATCTGATCCTGAATTGAGGCTTGCCGTCCCATCGAGCGAAACCTTGAAAGATTTTTATCCGTCTGTATATCGTGTGATTCAAACGTTAGCAATTCTTGACAATAGAAGTGAACCGGAAATAATAAATTCAATCAAAAGTGCATATTCAGATCGTATGCAATTCCGCATAATTTTTGATGAAAGTAAGAACGGAGAAATACCGTTAGAATATGCTGCACAGTGTATAAATGGGTTAAAAGATTTGGTGTTATATGCAGCATGTGCCGAAGAAAAGGCAAAGCCTATATGTAACAAGTCATATAATAGTGCTAAACAATATCTTGATAATTTCCGATTCGGTCAAACACAAGTTGGTAGCTTTATAATTAATATTGATGTCCCTGTCGTCGATGAGAATAGTGAACAATTCTACATGCCGGAAGTTACTAATCCTACAGCTGATCTCCCAGAGCATAAAATAATAAAACGTATAGAAAAAGCAATAAGTCAGGTTGATAGCGTTACCAAAGGTTCTGTGCATGTTGCTGATTTAATCGAGAACGGATATGAAGAGGGTATAACGGCAAATATGTGTGATGCTCTGTCAAAGTTGAAACCCGAAGGAAGTGCGGATATTAAAGTTGAAACATCTATATATTATGCAGAGGCAATTACACACGCTGTAGAGCCACCGAAGGTTTGCTTTATCAATTATGAACATTTTATGTATATTGAAGAGATTTCAAAGCGATATAAAGATTGTACTTTAATTGAAGATGTAACGCTTGAAGGTACAATTAAAATGCTGCTTAAAAATTCAGTTGATGGTGAAGATGAAAATATAGTGAGTCTTTTAACGAAAATTGACAATAAATTACGATCCATTATGCTTCACCTTTCTCTGAGAGATCATACGGCAGCATGTAATGCATACCGAGATGACAAAGAAGTACAAGTAAGTGGCACTCTTGATAAAAGTGGAAGACGTTGGTTCTTTTCTGAGGTAAATGCATTTAATGTTATAGATTAA